ATCCTTTATCGCTGTCCTGAAATATCGCCGGGACTGGCTTTGGGTAGGGCTTGCCTGGTACTCCAAATCCTGCAAAGACAAGGCCTGCGACGATCGGGCGCTCTTTGTCATGGGCTGTGTCGATCAAAGCGTCAAATGCTGGAACTGTGAGCTGCTCATCTGAATCGATCATAAGGAGCCAGTCTGAATCTGTGTTATCGAGAAATTGTTTGACCACTCGGTTGCGCTGTTTTGATAGAAGTCCTGATCCCTTAATTCTTACAAAGGGGCCGAGCCTGCTGCTTCTTGCTTGTGCTAATTGAATGAGGCGATATGCAAATGATCCGTTTACGGATCCTGGATCGCATGATCCGATTGTTACTTTGTGTCCTGTTTTCATTTGTTCCCCCGTTTTAGAAGTGCAGAGCGAGTGACTCGGGGGGTGGGCCACCCGCTCTGCACAATTTAGTGCTTTCCTTCGATTAGAAGGTTGGTGCGCTTAGACCTGTGCCTGAAATGATTGAGGCTGCAAGTGGGTAGCGCTCTGCTGTGAATGCGGCGTAGCCGTAAACGACAGACTTTAGAGTTAGGTTTCCTGCGCCTGTTGCATCGAAGCGAAGTGCGAAAGGTGAACCTGGTTGTTCCCAAAGATGAGCTTCATTTGCTGAAACGCAATAGATCTCGTCCTGGTTTGTTGTTGTTCCGTATGTTGTTCCGATGTTTGCATCGGTGATGATTGGAAGTCCGAGCATCTGGTATCCGGAGTTTCCGTAGATTGGTGCTCCGCCAACGCCTACTGCGTTCATCGCACCGTTTGCTGCTGGTACAACAAGTGGACGGTTTGTGCTGTCTACTGCTGCAAGCAAGAAGGCTAGACGACGTGGGTGAAGTACCCAGTGTGTAGGTGAAACGAATGCGTTTGTCTGGATCTGCTGAATTGCATCAGCGAGCTTTGGATAAAGCAATCCGACTGTTGGTGCTGTTGATGTGAATGTAACTGCGTTTCCGCCTGATGCACGAAGGCCCTTGATTGTGCCTGCTGTGCCTGCACCGTTTAGGATCTGTGAATCAAGTGTTGTGTGCCATGACTTGATTAAGTCTGCAACAACGAATGTATCGATGCCTGTTCCGCGCTCAATTGCTTGGCGTGAAATATCTTGCTGTCCGGCGATCGTACGCACATTAATTGTGAGCAGTGTGTCATCGACGTCTGTCTCTGATACTGCATCGTTCTGTGTAACTTGTACGGCCGTTGAACTTCCGGTCGTCATGCGAGAAATATTCAGCGTCATTCCACTTGGTGGAAGTGCCATCTTGTTTGTCGCGAAGTCTGCAAATGGGCGGCCTGCGCGTGCGAATGGAGCTGCTAGATCGACTAGGTATTGTGGAATTACAAGACCTTCGAACTGTGGTGTTCCAACATCGCGGCGTTCGATTGACTCTTCACGCATGTGGCGTGATAGGCGCTCGTTTGCTGCATAGTCGTTTGCGAACTGTGCGTTGAATGCGTCCTTTACGAAGGATGCATCTGAGTTTGGTGAATATGTGCGTGCTTCGCGTGTAACTGTTGCTCCGCCTACCTTTGGCATTGCTACATCGGCTACAGCTGCGCGGATCTCGTTTGTCTTTGCATCCGCATCTGCTTGTGCCTTCATTTTTTCAATCTTTGAATCGAGTGTGCGTGATTCTTCAACAAGTGAGTCAACCTTTGTTGTTTCATCTGCTGTCAGGTCGGTGCGATCTTCTGTTGCTACTGCTTCCAGAATTGCATCCATCTCTGTCTTTACTGCATCACGACGCTCGATCAATTTGTCAAGGAAAGACTTTGACATTTATTTGATCTCCTTATGAGTTGGTTTGTGCAAGGTGGTGGCGGTGGTTTTCGCGGCGCTTTAAGGGTGCGAATGTCGCTCCGACTTTGTCTCTGCTGGGTTGTCCGGCAGAATTCTATTTTGTATTATTTACGATTGCTTGTGCAAGTCGAAGAGAAATCTTGCGAGTTGCTTCTTCGGGGCTTGGTTCTGGCAATGCATCGATGAGTGTAAGTGTAGACGCTTTGTGTCCTACAAGTGTATCGGTCGCAACGTATCCGTCTCTTAATTCGCGATAGAGACGAATCAAAACTGCGGGATCATCTTCTTCTGCATTGATCGTGAAATCTGTTTCTGGAACGTTGAGGGAACCTTCGCGGACAACGCGTACGATCTTGCCGCGTGCTGTTCCGCCAGAAGAATCCCAGGAGACGAAGCTGCCGACTGTATCGACGGCTCTCTCGTCCTCTTCTTCTTCATCTTCCATGTATGTCGCATCTTCGACGGACATAAATTCTGACATAACTTCTGCTGCTCTCATAATGTATTCGTGTCCTTCAGATAAATCTGAAAATATGCTTTTGAGGATCATCATTGTTTCAGGGCTTATCTCTCGGCCTTCTTTGACTGCTTGCATCGCAGCTCGTAGTTGCTCGCGTGCTTCTACGCTTGTTGTTGGATAAGCCGGGTAAGTCACGACTGAAACATCACCGTCTGCAAGGCTGAGTTCTGTAAGGGTGCGCTCTGTTCTTCCTTCGTTCCACTTCTGGCGGATCACGCGAAATGCAAAGCTCATCTGATCTACGTCGCCGCGCTCGACCAGCGTGTAAAGGTCGCGAGCTGCCTGGGTGTCTGGAAGATCTGCGTCCATGTAGAGGCCGGTTTGATCTTCCTGAAGTCGAAGCGTTCCGTTCTTTGTGCGTGCCAATGGCAGGCCTTCGTGGTTGATCAAAAGTCGCACATCTGGTGTTTCTGTCAGCGTCTTGCGAAATGCACCGGGTGCGATTCTCTCAATAAATGGAAGCGGCACGCTGTCGTCGTTGAATACGGCGGCGTATCCGGACAGGCGCATCGTTCCATCTTCTGCCTGGCGTGCTTCTACGTTCTTGATCGTGAAGGTGCGGCGTTCGATTTTTTTCATTTTGCTCCTTGAATCTTCTTCTGCATCTAATGCATCAATTTTTCGTTGCGCCCAATTTTGAGCTCTATCGCTGAAGTCTGAATCTCCGCCCCATAATAGCCATGCGACGAGTCCTGCTCCTGGATATTGCGGATCGGATGGGTTGCTGTTCTTTGGTGCTTCTCCATCGACTTTGTGTCTGGCGAACCAGGGCGCCATTTTTCTTACTTTGTTTTCGCTTATTCTTCCTGCTGCCATCTCGCGTGCTTCACGCTTTGTTGCATCTGTGAGGCCGTCTCCGCCATAGCCTTCTTGCAGATATTTCAATCCGCGTTCTGCGTTCTGTTGGATAAATGCTGGCGCACTCAGATCTACTGCCCTGCTGCTTACTTCTCCGCCCGGTTCCATATCTTCTGCGATTGATATGGCAACCATTTGGTCGATTGCGTCTTGCTTTGTGTCATGGCATGAAAGAGTCGTGTATGAACCATCGGCTTCTTCTTTGACGGTTGCCCATCCTGCGCAGTCGCTCTGCTTATCGCTTATCAAATATGGCATTTTTGTCCTAGATCAGTAGAAGAAGTTCTGCGTCGTCGTCAAGCACAGAGAAATCTATTCTTGATGTTGCTTGTATTTTCATCGCGCCTAGTCGTGTCTTTGCCTTTGCCTTTATTTTCTTTGCTTGTTTTATCTCTATGTTTGGCGTGATTATGTTTGGCTGTACATAGTTTGGAATTCCCACCGAGCCAGCGGTTTGAGATCCTGGCTGTGGAATACTTGCCTGTGCTACCAATGCTCCAAGTGGGGCGTTGGCTGCGACGATGTTGTCAATCTCTGCCGTTGCTGTTGCTGTTGCTGATCCTAATGAAGCGCTGGCTGTTGCGAATGTGATCGGGCCTAATACGTCAAAATCAAGCTGAGAAGTATCAAGAACAAATTGAGCCATGTTAGCTCGCGAGCGTTAGGGATACTGTCAATGATCCGCTTGGAATTGTAAAGGTATCTCCGGCTGTGTAAGCGTTGCCTGTTATTGCTCCGCTAAATAAGAAGTTTCCTGTCGTTGCGTTATCCCATGCTGAGAAGAATGTTGCATCTTCTGAACCTGCGATATTTGTCCAGGAAGTGTCAGCGTCGGATGTAAGTCCACCGCCTGTTGCTGCGCTGAATGAAACTGATTGACGTGTTGTCTCTGTTGCCGGGTTGCCTGTGCCGTTTGCTCCTGGGTCGCCTATGTGAAGTTTCACATACACGTTGGCTGCTGAGTAAGCGGTGGCATTGCCGACGGCGTCTAGAAATTTGTTTGCAAGGTAAGCGCTTAGACCTGTTGCCATTATTCTTCCCCTTCAACAAATTCTTCAATGACTTCAACGATCAAATTGTTTTCATCGCGGATGATCTTCTTCCGAACTCGTTTGCGTTCGATCGTGTTTGTCACGTTCACTGTTGGTGCGTCAACGGTTACGTTTGGCGCTTCAACATTGACTTGTGGTGAATCAAGCATAACCATTGCCGGTTCAATTGTTACATTCGGAGCTGCAACGTTGACGGTTGGTTCTGGAACTTGTAGAACCATGTGCGGTTGCTCGCTTCGTGCTTCTCTTGAATTGACTTCGTAGACGCTTTGTGGGTCTGCTGGATCAATTGCTGAAATCTGTTGCAGCTGCGTTGATGGCAGTCCTGTGTGTGCCATCTCTGGTAATCCGACCGCTTCTGTTACGGCCTTTGGATCGAAGCCAACCTGAATAAGTGCTGAAGCGATCTCTGCTCGTAGCTTGAGTCCTACATCGCGTGCATCTGCTGCATCGATGTTTTGTAGTGGCACTCGGTACTGATCTCCGGCTTCGCCAAGCGGTGCCAAGTCTTCCACGGATCGCACGTCATTAAGTGATAGGAAACCTTCGCGGAGGCCCTTTGTGTAAGCATCGAAGCGCTCCAGGGTGGTTCCTCGTAGAAGTGCGTCAAGGTTGAACTTGATGAATCCTTCTGGCTCTGGCAGCAATCCTGAAAGTGCTTGCTCTAAGCGCTCCAATAATGGGCGCAGGCTGTGCTGAACAAATGAAAGGTTTTGCGCTTCAACGCTGGCAAATGACATTGATCCGGCGACCGGGTGTCCTAGAAGGCTGATCGGGACTCGGAATAATCGGGCAATGTCTTCGACGTTGAATCTTCTAGCTTCTAGCAGTTGTGCGTCGGCGGCATTAAGTGTTAGCGGTCTGAATGTTGCG